TTTTAAAATAAATTAGATAAAATAATAAAAAAATTAAAAAAGAAACAATTTGATAAAGAACTTGAAATATATTTTGATGATTTGCAAAAAAAACAATAATATGATAAAATTAACTAAAAGAAATAAGCATAATAAAAAGGAGGTGAAAGATATGAAACTAAAAGGTGAAGTTTTAAAAGCTTTTAATGATAGTAAAAATAATTTTAAAAGATACACGCCAGCTGATGAATACAAAGAAGCTGATATATTTGAAGCTGATGTAGAAAGATATTCTGACCTAGAAAGAAAAGGTTTTGTAGGAAAAGGCGAAAAAGTAGTAGAAAGTATTGTAAAGAAACCTAAAAAGGATGAAGAATAATTAAGTAAAAAAATTATGTCAAGAAAAATAGAAAAAAGTATAAAAAATTACCGAGAAAACACTTAAAAAATAAAAATAAAATTGACGAAAGTATTGATAAAAGGAAAGTAAACATAAAATGGAGAATATTAGGTTTGAATATTGATAAAATGATTAATATGTTATTACAAAAATTATCATTAGACAATAAAGTATATTATATAGAACAAAGAACATATAAAGAAGGAAAAATATATAAAAATTATAAAATTACAATAAACAAAGAAAAAGAAGAGTTTAAAAGAAAATTAGATGTATTATTATATTTAAAGGATAAGGAGTGATGGAATTGCCAAGATTAACTGATGAGCAAAAGCAAAAAATTATAGCTGATTATGTAGATTGTGGCAATTTTCGTGCTACTGGAAGAAAAAACAATGTTAGTGAAGCTACTGTCAGAAAAATAGTAAAAGATGAAAAAAATATGGATATTACGCAAAAACTCGCAGAAAAAAAGAAAGAGAATACAGAAACTACATTACAATATATGCAAAAACAACACGAAACTAAAAAAAGAATATTAGATAAATTATTAAATGCAATAGAAGAAAAATCAGACAATGTAGATATGTTTACTAATGTTAAGGATTTAGCAACAGCTTATGGTATATTATTAGATAAAGAACTAAAAGTAGCAGAAATAAACTTAAAGAAAAATATAGGAAACAATGAAGAAATAAACAAAGGCTTACAGAACATAGCTGATTTAATAAATAAACCTAAAAAAGTAAGAACAGAGGAAGATTTGGAATAATGAATGAATATGCAGAATTTGATGAAAAACAAGTTGAATATTTGTTAAAAACACAAGAGTGTTGGTTAAATGTTGCAGAAGGTGGAAAAAGAGGGGGAAAAAATGTAATCAACTCTTTAGCCTTCTGTATTTTATTAGAAAATCATAATAATAAATTACATTTGGTTGCTGGAACAAGTATTGCAAATGCTAAACTTAATATAATTGACTGTGATGGATATGGCATAATGAATTATTTTAGCGGTAGATGCCACGAAGGAAAATACAAGAATAAGGAATGTTTATATATTAATTGCAGTGATGGAAAAGAAAAAGTTTTGATATTTGCAGGTGGAGCAAAAGCAAATGACTATGTTAATATCAAAGGTAATACTTACGGTATGGCCTATATAACAGAGGCAAATGAATGCCACCCATCTTTTCTTAATGAGGTTATGGATAGAACCTTATCAAGTGATGATAGAAAAGTATTTCATGATTTAAACCCTAAACCACCAAATCATTGGTATTATACAGACTTTTTAAAGTTCCACGAGGAACAAGAGAGTAAAATACAAGACTATGGCTATAATTACGGACATTTTAATATATTCAATAATTTATCTATTAATAATGATAAATTAAAACAAGTATTAGCAACTTATAATAAAAATAGTATTTGGTATAAAAGAGATATATTAGGCAACAGGATAGCAAGTGCAGGAATACTATTTGGAGAGATAGCAAATAATCAAGCTCGTTATATGATAGATAAAGCAAGAAGTGGATTCATAACAATGGGAGTTGACTTTGGTAAAAATGGTTCAGCACACGCATTTTGCAGTCAAAGAATATCAAGGAATTTTGATTATATAGATGTACTAAAAAGTAGTGAGATGGATTGTACTGAAAATGGAGAGCAAGTAAGTGATGACAGAGGAATAGGAGAGGTTTTAACAAAGCTTGAAATAGGATTTACAAGGCATATAAAAGATGTAATGAGTAAATGGGGAATGATAGAAGCAATATTTTGTGATGGGGCAGAACCAGAATTGATAGAATTTTTAAGAAAAGTATTGATTAAAAATGGTTGGAGCATTCCAATATACGAAAGTCAAAAAATACCTATATCAAGTCGTATACATTTATGGGGTATATTATTAATGCAAGACAGAATAAAGTTTGTTAAAAATGAAACTGATGAAATTGTAAGAGGACTTCAAGAGGCAACACAAGATGTTGATGCAGAAGATGACAGATATTTAGATGACGGAACAAGTGATATAGATATATTAGATGCTAATAACTACGGCATTGAAAAATGGTACAAACAATTATTAAGAATAGGAGGATAATATGGATAGTTGTGTAATTAATTATTTACAAAAAAAGGGTTATTCAATAGATACAGATTATTATAGCAATATAGAAAATTGGATAGCAGAATGGAAAGGACAAGCAGAGTGGCTTGATGTTAGAACAGTACAAGGGAAAAAATATCCTATGTATAGTTTAGGAATGGCAAAAAGAGCTTGCGAAGATTTGGCAAGTATAGTAACAAGTGAACCATTTACAATTAAAGCTAAAAAAAGTGATAAGTTATTACAAGAAGATTTATTAAAAGCAAAAGTATTAAAGAAATTGCCAACAGCAATTGAAATAATGGGATATTCAGGAACAGTTGCAACAGTAACAAGAATAGTAAATGCTGAAACAGATGATGTAACTTTAAGAAAAACTGATAAAACTAAAATTAAAACAATTGATATAAAAGGAAATCAAATTATACCACTAACTATTGAAGATGAAGAAGTTATCAATTGTGCATTTGTCAGTAAGCAAAAAAGAAAAATAGATGGCAAAAATATTGATGTTATTTATTTAGAATTACACGAATTAGAAGAAAAAGGATACCAAATAACAAACGTATTCTTTAATCAAGAAAGTGGGCAAGAAATCACAGTAGAAGGTATAGTAGAAACTTATAATACATTATCTGATACACCATTGTTTAGTATATGCAAGTTACCAAAAGTAAATATATATGATAACAATAACGGTTTAGGTATGGCAATATATGGAGATAGTGAAGACCAATTGCAAATGCTTGATTTAGTTTATAATAATTTTGGTATGGACTTTAAATTAGGACAAAAAATAATGGTAATAAATAAAAAGCTTGTTAAAATAGAACAAGAAGAATATACAGATGAAGAAGGGAATATTAAAACAAGACCAAGAATAGTTTATCCAACAGATGTGCAAAAACAATTATTTACAGAAATGGGAACTGATATAATGTCAGACCAGTCTGCACAGCCTTATGTTTATGAATACAATCCTGATTTAAGGGTTGGAGATAATAAAGAAGGTATACAATTTGCATTAGATAATTTATCATTTAAGTTAGGATATGGCACACATTATTATAGCTTTGAAAATGGAAATTTAGTTACAGCAACAGAGGCAGTATTGTCAAGACAAGATTTTGTAAGTAATGGTAGAAAAGTAAGGGAATGTGTAAACGAATATCTTTTAGGAATATGTAGAGCATTGCTATCTTGTGAGAGAATGTTAGGAACAGCAGTTGATGAAAAACAAAATATTGAAATAGAAGAAGTTGATGGATTTTTACAAGATGATGAAACAGTAAGACAAAAACTATTAGAAGATGTAAGTGCAGGATTAATAAGTAAAACAACATACTTGAAGAAAGTATATAAATTAAATGATGATGAAATAGTTGCTGAATTAGAAAGAATAAACAATGAAGATAATACACCTGATATTATTGATGAAGATATAGGAGAATAATAGATGTTTGATTATGAAGCTTTGAAAGATTTAGCATATACTAATAAAGTAGTTGCTATGTATCAAGAATTGAATATTAATTTGACAAAAAGCATAATTAGTAAATTAAAAGACTCAGGAGATTTAAGTTCATTTACAAAATCACAATTAAAACAACTTAAAAAAACAGGTGGCAAAGAAATCTTCAAGCAAACACTTTTAAAAACAAAAGGTTTATCTAAACAAAGAAAAAAAGAGATACTAGATTTATTTGAGGAAATCTCACAAAAAGATGTAGAAAGTTATAAAAAACTTTATGATTATAGAGGGAAAGAACTTGAATTAAGTGAAAAACAATTACAAATTATAAGCATAAATGCAAAAAGAACAAATAAGGAATTAGAAAATATGACAAAAACAGTAGCTTTTAATAGTCAAAAGCAATATGTAAAAGCAATTGATAGTATGTATTTGCAAGTGGTAACAGGTGGAATTGATTATCAAACTGCATTTAGAAAAACAACAAATGAATTAGCAAATATGGGAATTGTTTTAATTGATAAAAGAGGATATAAGAGAAGTTTAGAGGCTAGTGTAAGACAAAATGTATTAACTGGAATAAGAGATACAGTAAGAGCTATAAATCAAGATGTAGGAAAAGTGCTTAAATGTGACGGTGTTCAAATTAATATAAGTCCAAATTGTAGAGATGACCATAAAGTTATAAATGGACAAAGATTTAAAGTAAATAGTAAAAAATGGCAAAATTATAAAGGATTATTAAATGATTATAACTGTCAGCATTATGAAACACCAATAATTTATGATATAGAAGAAAATATATATAGTAAATCAGAAATAGAAAGAGCTAACAATAGAAAAGTAAATTATAAAGGCGAAAAAATCAATTATTATGAGGCAACACAAAGACAAAGAGCTTATGAAAGACAAGTAAGAAAAGCAAAACAACAGTATGAAATAGAGCCAAACAAAGAAAATAAAACAAAAGTGTTAAATGCACAAAAAAATGTAAGAAACTATTGCAATGAAGCAGGATTGGAGCGAGACTATTCAAGAGAATATTTTGCAGGGTACAATAAATAAACAGTTTTTTGACAAGAATTATAAACTATGTTATAATTTAATTAATAAAACTTGAACATTGCAAGTTAAAAGAAATGGATACGACCAACTTTAAGTCGTCAAAAAGAAAGGAAGAAGATTATGGAAGAAACAAATAATCAAACAGTTGATACTGAAACAACTGAAATTACTGAAGAAGTAAAAGAAACAAAATCAGAAAAAGTAAAAGAAGAAAAAACTTTTACGCAAAAAGACTTTGATGAAGCTTTGCAAAAAGAAATAAGTCGAAAGACAAAAGGTATACCTAGCAAAGAAGAATTAAAAGCTTTTAAGGAATGGCAAGATAACCAAAAAACAGAGGCAGAAAAAAATGCTGAAAGAGAAAAAGAATATCAAAAAATCGTAGAAGAAAGAGATAATTCACAAAGAGAAAATCTTTTGTTAAGAAAAGGTGTCAAAGTAGATGATATCGATTATGTAATGTTTAAAGTCTCAAAACAAAAAGGCGATTTTGAAGATAATCTTGAACAATTTATACAAGATAACCCTAAATTTCTTTCAAGCTATGAAGAACCACACAAAACAGTTGATTTAGGTGGAGAGCATACAGAAAAACAAGCAGATAGTGATGCCGAAGCTCGAAGAATTATGGGGTTAGAACCAAAAAAATAAGGAGTGATAAAAATGGCAAATTCAATAGCAAAATTTAAAAAGTATATTGATTTATTAGATGAAGTATATAAAAATGCTTCAAAAACATCTGTATTAGATGGAGATAGCACATTAGTAAGAGCAGGAGCTAATGCAAATGAAATTATAGTTCCTAAAATGTCATTAGATGGATTAGCAGACTATTCAAGAAATAGTGGATATGTAAATGGAGATGTTACATTAACAAATGAAACAGTAGCATTTAACTATGATAGAGGTAGAGCATTTACAGTAGATGCAATGGATAATGAAGAAACAGCAGGAGTAGCATTTGGAAAATTATCAAGTGAATTTTTAAGAACTAAAGTTGTTCCTGAAGTTGATGCATTTAGATTTGCTACATACGCAGGAATCAGTGGTATTTCAAAAGCAACAGCTGGAACAATATCAACAGGAAATGATGCTTTAACAGCATTAGTAACAGCTGTATCAAAAATGGATGATGATGAAGTAGATGCAGAAGGAAGATATTTATTCATTACACCAACAATTTATAATTTATTAATGAATGTTGATACAACAAAATCAAAAGAAATTATGAGCAGATTTGCAGGAATAGTAACTGTTCCACAATCAAGATTTTATACAGCAATTGATTTAAATGATGGAACAACATCAGGAGAAGAAGCTGGTGGATATGCAAAAGCTACAGCTGGTAAAGATATTAACTTTATGATTATTCAAAAAGGTGCATTATTACAATATCCAAAACATATCGTAAATAAAATCATAACACCAGAAGACAACCAAACAAGTGATGGATGGAAATTCTTCTACAGAGAATATGGACTAGCTGATGTTTATGATAATAAAGTTGCAGGAATTTATTTACACAATAAAGCTTAATAAAATAACAAACCTGTAACAACTCATATTACATAGAAAGCAACTTAGATATTAGTAAATAAAAAAGGAGTGAAAATATGAGAACAGTAGGATTGATTGAAGAAAAACCAAAAAAAGAAACTAAAAAAGAAGAAATTCAAGAAGTAAAAACAGCAAAAAAAGAAAAAGAAGAAAAAATTTTAAAAAAATAAATTAAAGGAGAGGTGGTTATGATAAATTACTCAGATTATGTATTTTATTTAGATATATACAAAGGCAATTTGTCGGCTGACCTCTTTACTTCATTAATAGGAAAAGCAAGCAGGGAAATAGACAAATATATTAACAGAGAAATTAAAGAGGCAGATTTAAGTAATTATGAGCAAATTAAATGGGTTGCTTGTGAAATGGTGGATTTTATTAATAATAACAATAACGGTAGTAATAATATTAGTTCAGTGACAATAGATGGAGTAAGTAAAACTTATAAAACAAATAATGAATTAAATGAAGAAAAAACAAATATAATAGCTGGACTTCCTCAGGAATTAACGAGGTGTTTATAATGGATAAACTTTTGCAAGAAATAACGGTGTATCATAAAACTAATTCAGGATGGGATAGATACAATTTATTAGCTAGTTTGCGAAATACCTTTATAAAAAATAAAGATAGCACAGGTTCTAGTAATGTAAATAGTGCATTAATAAGAATTTTTGATGTAGATGGTTATAACAATACTTATTATATAGACAATGGTGATGTTATAGTAAATAGTTCGGTTGATGATGAAATAGAAAAGGCTCCGTTGACCGAATTAAGAGCAATCTATGGAAAAAATAGTGTATACAGTGTTGATACAGTAGAAAGATTTATATTTGATGATTTGGATTTATCACATATTAAAGTGAGTGGAAAATAATGTTTGATATGTTTAAATTTCCAAAAGGAAAAATGCAAATAGCAGGAGGAAATGCGACAATTGAATATAATACAAGTTATGTGAATAAATTTAATCAAAATGGACAAAAAACGCAAATGTTTTTAGATAAGACAGTTGCAACTAATTTACAGCAATATGTATCAAAAAAGACTGGAGCACAAGAATATTCTATACCGCTTTCAAGTAATTATGGTAGTGGATATGTAACAATTGGTGTTCCTTATGCAAGTTATCAAGCATATTCAAAAAAAATAAAGAAAAGAGTAGGTAAAAGAGGAACGCAACCATTTGAAAGAATGAAATCAGATAAGAAAGATACTATATTGAGGCAAGTTGCAGAGTATAGTAAGAGGTTAAATAATGGATGATAAAATAAATGAATGGTTACAAACTTATGAACCAATTAATGAAATAGCAGAAGTGGAGGATATTCACACAGAAAGACTGACTGAAACAACAGGTAATTTAGCATTACAAAGAACTGGATTTGAGGAATTACCACTTAAATATATTATTGATAAAGGTTGGTATAGGCAATATCAATATATGTTATTATTAAAAAATTCAAGTGAAATAGACGAACAAAGATTGACAAATTTAGATTGGCTAGATGATTTGAGTGATTGGCTAGCTGAACAAAATAAAAATAAAAACTTTCCAATATTAGAAGGTGGAAAGGAAGTAAAAGAGGTAAGCTGTGCAAATGCACTAACTTATCAAGAAAGTGAAGATGGAAGTATTTCTATATATTCACTACAATTATATTTCAATATAAGAAAGGAAGATTAATTATGAAAGATATAATGGTATATGATGAGGCACACTATTTTGGTGTTCCAACAGTAAGTGGAAACACAACAACAGTTACTAATTATCTTGGTGGGGTTATAACAAGTTTGACAGAAAGTTCAAATCCTATTGAGAGTGAAAAACATTATATACATCAAAAATCAGCAACAACTAATGTAACTGGTTATAATAACGAATTTCCAATTACAATGGATATGGTACAAGGCGATGAAGTATTCGATGATTTTTATAGTTTATGGTATAATAGAGCAACAGGAACATCATTGAAAAGAGACCATATTATAGTTAATTTATGGGAACCAGTAGATGGACAAGCAAACACATATCAAGCAAGAAAAGTAAATCAAACTGTAGAAATTACAGAAGCAAATGGTGACGCAGGTTCTCAAAAACAAATTACAGGAAGTTTAAAAGGTGGAGACTTCGTATATGGTACTTTTAACACAAGTACAAAAGCATTTACAGAAAATGCGTAAAAATAAATAAAATGGGGTAAATTATGGAAAATAAGTATAAATTTAATTATGAAGATAGTGATAAAATAATAAAAGTTGATATATATGGATTAGAATTTGAAGTAAATGATTTAAGTAAAAAAGATATAGAAAAAATAAAAGAAAATGAAGAAAATGAGGAAATAATAGATAAGTATTTAAAAAAAATGTTAGGAGAAGATTCTATTGATAAAATAAACAAAAAAAGAAAAGAAGATGGCTATGATAAAATGAATGTTAAAACAAAAGTTGGAATATTAGCCTTTACTTTTCAGGCATACTGCAATGAATTAGTAAACAACGTGCAGGGATTATATGAGAAAATGAATAATTCAGTTAATAATGTTCAAAATTTTAATAGAAAATATAGAAGAAATAATAAATATAGAAAAAATAGGAGATATTAATGAATATGTTTAAAAAATTACCTCATTTTGTATTTATTAAAAATGAGAGGTATAAGATAAGAACTGATTTTAGAATATTCATTGATTTTGAGAAAGAAATGCAGGGTACGGACAAAAGAAAGGCTTGTTATAATGCTTTAAAAAGGTTCTATCCTGCTTTTTTAGAAATAATAAGTAAAAATCTATTAAATGAAGCAATAAATAAATTTATATGGTTTTATAAATGTGGCAAAAAAGACGTTGAATTTAATAATCAATCAAAAAACAATAAAAATATGAGATTATATGATTATGATTTTGATAGTGATTTAATATGGGGTGCATTTAATGAACAATTTAGAATAGATTTAACAACAGTAAGACTTCATTGGTGGAAGTTTAGAGCAATGTGGGTTTCAATAAATAAAAATTCACAATTTAGTATAATTAGGGGATATCGTTCATATTCAGGGAAAGATAAAGATTTATTGGAATTAAAAGAAATATATAAACTACCAAAAACAGATTTTGAAATAGATGAAGAAAAAAGACATAAAGAAATATTCAATCAGTTAAATCAACTCTCTAAATAGAAGGAGGGATTTAATTGGCAAATGCAGGAACATTGACATATAGCACAAAACTAGATGATAGTGGCTTTAATAGTGGAATAAGTACATTGGGTAAAGTAGCAGGTGGAATATTTAAAGGAATAGCAACAGGAGTAACAGTTGCAACAACGGCAGTAGTTGGTTTAGTTACAGCATCAACAAAAGCATATGCAGAATATGAGCAATTAGCTGGCGGTGTTGAAAGTATGTTCGGTGGAATGGAAAAAGGTGCCGAACAAATTAATGCAGTAATGGGTTTATCAAAAAATGCTTGGAAAGATTTAACTATGTCACAAAATGCATATATACAATCTTTTAATAGTGCATATCCTTTAATGAAAAATGATATAGCAGACCAAAATGAAGCAATAGAAAAAACAAATAGATTATTGACATTAGAAAGTGATTTGTCTAATACTTTTGGTTATAGTATGGAACAAGCAAGTACAGCAGTAAATTGGGCTTTAAAAGGAACATTTAGTTATTTAGATAACTTAAATATTGGTATAAAAGGAACGCAAGAAGGATTTTTAGAGGCTGCACACAATGCTGGTTATATGGTTGATGATGTAAAACAATTAAGCAGTAGTGATATTTTAGATATCCTTGAAAAAACAGCAGACCAATTTGGAGTATTAGGAAAGACAGCAGATGAGGCAAAACTAACAATTCAAGGTTCATTTAAAATGATGCAATCATCTTGGGAAAACTTACTTGTAGGAATGGCAGATGGAAATGCAAATATTTCTGATTTAATTAATCAATTAATAGAAAGTGTTGCGACATTTGCAGGAAATTTATTACCAATAGTAGAGCAGTCATTATTAGGAGTTGCAACATTAATTGAAGAATTATTGCCACAGATAATAGATAGAATACCTGAATTTATAAATGAAACTGTGCCTAAGTTTTTAGATTCAGGAATGAAAATTGTAACTACTCTAATCGAAGGTATTCAACAAAATTTACCTTTAATTGTTCAAAGTGCATTGCAAATAATACAGACATTAATTATGGGAATTATTCCATTATTACCGCAAATTCTTGAAATGGGAATACAACTTATTATTGAATTAGCAAAAGGATTAACGGAAATGATACCAACATTGATTCCTATAGCAATTGATTGTATTCTTACTTTAATTGATACTTATCTTGATAATATTGACCAGCTTGTAGACGCACGGAATTGAATTAATTTTAGCTTTAGCAGATGGATTAATTGAGGCATTACCAAAATTAATTGAAAAAGCTCCAATAATTATACAAAAATTAGTTGATGCTATAATAAGAAATTTTCCTAAAATAGTAAAAGCAGGTGGGGAACTTATAGGAAAACTTGTTATGGGAATACTTGGTTCAATTGTAAAATTAGCAGAAGTAGCTCCGAAACTAATTAAAACAATTTATAACGGATTGAAAAATGGTTTTGAAGAAATTAAAAATGTCGGAAAATACTTAATAGAAGGTTTATGGAACGGTATTAGTGATAAGGCAACTTGGCTTTTTGATAAAATCAAAGGATTTAAAGACCAAGTTTTAAATAAATTTAAAGATTTTTTCGGAATCCATTCGCCATCTACACTCTTTAGAGATGAGATAGGTCATTGGATACCTGAAGGAATTGCTGTAGGAATAAAAGCAGATACAGATAGTGCATTAAAAGCAATTGATTTTATGAGCGATGAATTAGTTGATAGAATGGATAACGCAGTAAGTTTTGGAATAGGAAAAGCAGGAACTAGTGGAATAACAGGAAGTGTAAACGAAATATTAAATACAAATTCTAAAATAGTTGTAGAAAACAATAATGCTTTATTATTAGATGGCGAAAAAATATATGAAAATCAACAAATTATTCAAAAAGAAAAAAATCTACAATATGCGTTTGGAGGTGTTTAGATGATTTTATTAAAGAAAAAAATAAATAATACTTATTATGATTTTGATAAAATTTTAATAAAGGGCTATGAAATAGATGAGCAACCTAATATAATAAGTAAAAAACAATTTGCTAATGGAAGACGAAAAAAAATACAAACTAGTTATATAGATGTTGTTATTAAAATAAATTTAGGTTGTTTTGATGGAGATACATTAGCAACATATTTAGAAAAATTACAAGATGGAGAATATCAATATTATTCATTAAAAGATAAAATATATAAAAATGCTAATTTTATTGTGACATTACCAACGCAAAAAGTTGTAAGTAGTGTTAGTGAAGTAATAGTTGATGATTTTGAGGCGTTACTAGAAAAGAGTAGTGGTGTAGTATGATAGGAACAAACGAATTTATTAATCAATGCAAACAAGACAAAATATCTTACAGAGAATATATTGTAATAGATGATGTTCCAATAGATGTAAAAGCACAAACATATTTTACAGCATATAAAGATACTACTTTTTTTGGAACATTTAATTTAAATTATATAAAGTTTAAAACTCAGAATAATATAGATTATAAAAATAAAGATTTTACTTATTTTAAAGAAGTAAATGGGGTTTCACAACAAATTGGACATTATTATGTAACAGAAGTTATTGATAACGATACAGAAGAAGAAATTGAGATAACAGCATTTGATAATGGAATAAAATTTAATAATAAATATGTAACAAGTTTAAATTACCATGGTGGAAATGTAACTTTATTTGATGTGTTAGAAGAATGTTGCATAAAATGTAGTATATTATTGGAAAATGAAAGTATAACAAATGGAAGTTTTGGTGTAGATAGCAATCAATTTGATGAAAATGCAACATATGGAGATGTAATATGTGCAATAGCACAAATGGCTGGTTGTTTTGCTTTTATAAATTACAAAGGAAAGTTAGAATTAAGATTTACAAATACAACGAATGAAGTTATTGAAGATTATGTGGAACTTGAAGATAAAAGAGATACACAACCAATAACATCTGTATTAATAGGTTTAGACCCTGATATTGAAGGAGAATATGCAGTAAGAGAAGATAGTTCATTAGTTGAACAATATGGAAGAAATTGGTTAAAAATATATGGTAATCCATTTTCATATACACCTCAAAAAAGGGAACAGTTAATTGACGCAATATTTAACCAAGTAAAAGGATTTGGATATAGTGCATTTACTTCTAAAGATTGTTTTGCACCATATTTTGAATTGGGGGATTTGATACAATTTAAAAATAAAAATGGTGATAATATATCAAGTATAATTTTAAGAATTGAAACGGAATATGATGAAGTAACAGTATCTGCACCAAGTATAACTAATGCTGAAATTGATTATATAATGCCTACGAGTGATAATGAAATGGCAAGAAATACAAAATTACAAGTAGACAAACAAAAACAAGAAATATCAGCAGTAATTTTAAATGTAGGAGAACAAAATACAAAGATAGCAGAAATAACAGCAACAGTAGATGAATTAAATTCCAAAATAAGTGATATTGCTGATATTACAACGTCACGAGAAACAGATACAGGTTTTTTAAATTTTACTGATATAAATGCAAGTGAACCAATAACAGTAAAAATACATCCAACAGTTTATTCTATAGCTTATACATATCCTTCTACAGGATTATTTCCTAGTAACAATACTTTTTTAAAAACAAGAACATTAAGATTTAATAATACAAAAACTTCTGAAATTTTTGATTATGAATTACCTTGCGATTTATATTATTATGATGAAGAAAACTATGATGAATTTATATTAGATTATGATAGTCAGACATGTCAAGTTAATAAAAAAGTAGGAGTTAATGCAGATGGAACTACTTATTTATTAGTTACTCCTACAATTATAACATATGATTATCCATCTATTCTATTAACAGATGGGGATTATACAGTTTCATTATTAGGATATGAAGCGGGATATTTATTTGTAAGATTAATGACACAAAATATATACACTACACAATTTGCAACAAGAGTTGAAATGAATAGTGCTATTTCTCAAAAAGCAGACCAAATTAATTTAAGCGTAGATTATAAATTAACTGCATATCCTACAACTACAGAAATGAATAGTGCTATTAATTTAAGTGCTAATTCAATTACAAATTCTGTAAGAGCAACCTATGCAACTAAAGAAACTACTAATACAATAGAGGCAAAGTTAGAATTAAAAGTTAATACCGATGATTTGATAAGTGAAATAAATGCTAGTGCAGATAGAATAACGTTGACGTCAGGTAGATTAATAATAACCTCAGGAAATTTCCAATTAGATGATTCTGGAAATATTACTTGTAATGGTGGAAAAATTGCTGGATGGACTATAACGAATGATAGTTTAGATAGTGCTACTACAGGAATGTCAAATGGACATTATTATGCGTTCTATGTAAAAACAGGAAATGAAACTCCATTCTATGTAACATTATCTGGAGATTTGCAATGTAAAACATTATTGATTAATGGTGCTCCAACAATGAAAACATCTGGAGAGGGTGGAAAACAAGTTATAAATTATTATGTTGATGGAAACCAACTAATTACAACGACAGAAAATTCTATATATGTAGTTTTACCAGATAGTATTATTTCTGATAGAGATAAAAAGAAAAACATAAAAGAAACAGAAATAAATGGTTTAAATATAATTAAAAATATGGATTTTGTTCAATTTGATTGGAAAGGAAATGGAGACCATGAAGCAATAGGTGTTATTTCACAAGATGTTGAAAAAATTTGCAAAGATTTGACTACAGATATTACAATGCCAGATGGTAGTAAATCAAAAATATTTAATAATTCAAGAATGATTTTTGTAAATGCTAAAGCAATTCAAGAGTTACATCAAGAAATTCAAGAACTAAAAGAAAGGATAAAATAATATGGAAGAAGTTATTTTAATGAAAAGGGAATTTGAAGAAAATTTAGTTGAGTTAATTAATGAGTCAAAACTACCTGCATTTATATTAAGACCTATTATAAAAGATTTATTAGAACAACTTAATTTGTTAGAACAACAACAATTAGAGCAAGCTCAAAAAATAAAAGAAGAAAAAAGTAAGGAGGAAGAATAATGAGTTATACAAAAACTGATTGGCAAAATTTACCTAATACTACAACCCCAATTAATGCTACAAACTTAAATAAAATTGAAAATGGAATTGCAGACGCAAGTGGAGCTATTGGAGTAGATGAATATAGTAGCAGTAGTACTTATGCAGTAGGAGATTTATGTATTTATAATAATATTTTATATCAATGCAATACAGCAATATCTACAGCAGAAGCGTGGAATGCAAATCATTGGACACAAACCTCAATAGTATTGAGTACTATGAAATATTATACTGATACATATAGTAATTATAATATGAAAAATGGAAGTATTGTTTTTCAAAAAGTTGGCAGAGTTGTGAATTTTTACGCTGATGGAGATATAGTAAATTTACCGACAGGGAGTCATACATACATATCATCGATAGATTCCAAATATGCTCCTAAACATAATTTACAATTTAGGGTTGAAAACTCACCAAGTGCTGAATATATTCTATTATGTATATTCCCAAATGGTTTAGTAACTTTGGAAAATTACAGAGGCTCTGCTATAACAACTGCAACTAACGGAAATTTTTATGCAACATATATAGTTTAAAGGAGGATAATAAATGAATATAAATATAACAATTTTAGATAATAGAGAAGTAGTTATAGATAAATTATATAATATTGGAACACAAAACGAAAATAGGTCAACAATATTTAATTTTACTTTTCCTGAAACTTTATCAAATGCAAATAAAAAAATAGTATTTATCACACCTGATGGAAATTTATGGGATTTAATTACAAATAATAGTTATAAAATAACTAATGCTTTAACAAAATATAAAACAGTATCAGCTTATGTTTGGTTAGTTGATGTAAATAATGATATTGATTTTAGAAGTAAAATATGGAAAATAACATTTAATGATAATCAAGAAGCTGATGATGTTATTCCAACAGAAGAAGAAATAAATGGATTTGACACAATGATTGCTCAATTAAATAGTGCTATAGCAGAAGTAGATAATATTGATATTAATGCAAATAAGTCTGGAACCGTTTCAACTGTGACTATTACCAATAAAGAAGGAATAGAGAAATCAGTAGAAATTAATGATGGTACAGATTATGTAATTACAGAAGAAGATTATAGAAATATAGCTGATATTGTAGAAAGTGAAATTTCTTTAGACGTTCCAACCAAAACAAGTGATTTAACTAATGATAGTGGATTTATAGATAATACAGTTAATAATTTAATTAATTATACTTTAAAAACAAATACGGGTAGCTTGATTGATTTAGAAATAAATAGTACAACTTATGTTGTTACATTAAGTTTAAAAGATATTGATGGAACAGTAATTAGTACAGATACAATAGATTTACCTTTGGAAAGCGTTGTAGTTAGTGGTAGATATGATAATACTACAAAACAAGTTATATTAACATTAGAAAATGGTAGTGAAGTTGCTTTTTCTGTTGCTGATTTAGTTGCAGGATTACAAACTGAAATAACAAGTCAAAATAAATTAGCAAGTGATTTAGTTGATGATTCTAATAGCGGAAATAAATTTGTTACTACTTCTGAAAAAAATACATGGAATGCAAAATATGATAAACCAAGTGGTGGAATACCAGATACAGATTTATCTAGTGCAGTTCAAACTAGTTTAGGTAAAGCAGATACTGCGTTACAAGAAGAAATTTATACTGGAACAATAACCAGTGTAAAAATGAATGGTAATACAATAGCAACGAGTGGAGAAGCTGATTTGGGAACAGTCATTACAGAACATCAAGATATAACAGGAAAAGAAGATAAATCAAATAAAGTAACTTCAATAGATGAGAATAGTACAAATACACAATATCCTGGTGCTAAATTAGTATATGATGAATTATCAGAAAGAGATGAATATATAGAAGAACTAGAAGCACAAATTCCTGAAAACACAGTAACTGGAACAGATATAACAGTAACTGATAGTGCAGATATGAAAATAGCAGAGTTTGAATTGGAGGGGCAGACGGAGCAGGTGCAATATGAAGGATATAATTTGTTGCAACCTAATTTGCCTAATCACCAAAATAATTATACAACTGCTGGTATGAATTTTATTTTAAATTCTGATGGAACATTTACTGCAAAAGGAACTACTACAGGTGCATTTATCTTCTCGATAAGCAATGATAATCCACCTACTCTTGAAAATGGAAAAACTTATACATTATACTGCAAATTAAATGGAACTAAGTCGGGAAGTAAACCTTTTATTATTGCTGCAAGAAGTGGAAATACCACTCTTTGGGAAGATAATTGGCTTAATTCGAATAGTGTCATAAGGGTATCAAAAACAATTAATAGTGATTGTCAACTTGATAATATCCAATTTTACTGTGGTGGTGCAGAAGTGAGTTTAGATTGCACAATTGAGGTTATGATTTATGAAGGAGATAGTACAACTTTAAATTACGAACCCTACGTAGGAGGAACAGCATCGCCAAGTCCAGATTACCCACAAGATATTCATGTCGTTACTGGGAATTGTGGAGTAAAAACTACAGGAAAAAATATATTAAACATGACTATAGAAAACACTACTATTAATGGTGTAAAATTTACAAGAAATGATGATGGAACCTATACAGCTAATGGTACAGCAACCGGTTTTGTTGGAGATGTTGGACTTGGAAGTATTACTGTAGATGAAGATACAGTAGTAACATATAGTGGAGCTCCACAAGGTGCAAGTATGAGTACATATTCGTTTAATTTAAAGAAAATAAAAGACGGAGTAGAAACTTGGATGACCGACGATTTAGGAACTGGTCAAACAATTACAATGGAAGCTGGAGCAACATATTCTGTAAGGTTAATAGTAAGAGCTGGTGTTGAAGTAAACAATATAGTATATAAACCACAAATTGAATTGGGAAATGTAAAAACAAGTTATGAACCTTATCATGCAGAACAAAATTACCCTGTTAGTTTAATGGGGAAGAATTTGTTTGATAAAGATAATGTAACTAACGGTAAATATATAAATACTTCAGAAGGAGAAACAACAACTAACCCAGTTTGGTGTATCACAGATTATATTACAGTAATACCTGAAACAATTTATACTATTAGTGGTGTTCTTATTCCAGGTGGTGCTAACGTATATGGTCTATATTATAATAGAAATAAAGAAATTATAGGAAGTGTTTCCTGTGAAAGTACTTATTGTGCAAATACCGTAAATCAAATAATTATTCCTGCAAATGTAAATTATATAAAATTAAGTATTTATAATAATAATAAAGATACATTACAAATCGAAAAAGGCTCAACAGCTACACCATACGCTTCATACTATAATTACGAACTATGCAAAATAGGTGATTATCAAGATTATATTTATGGTAGTATAGATGATTGGTATGTTTATAAAGAAATAAATCATATAGTTTTAGATGGAATAAATAATAAAGTATTGTCTAAACATGATTCAATTGTAAGTGATACAAGAGGATTTTATCTAATGAAGATTTCAGATAAATTAAAAGGATTAAATAGTGGTAGTGTAAATGTTTTGTTTTGTAATTATTTAAAAAATTTACCATATTCTGTTGCTGAAACTGCTTTCGCAATGGGAGAAGGACTTTGGTGGGAAGGTCATTCTAATGTTATATATATGTCAAGGAATTTAACAACAGTTTCAGCTGTCAATTCTTGGTTAGAAGAAGTTAAACCAGATTTATATTATTTAATAACCCCAACCACAACAAAAATCACAGACACAACATTAATCTCCCAACTAAACGCATTATATAAAGCAAAAACATATAAAAATACTACAAATATTACAACTACAGGCTCAGATTTACAGCCAATATTGAAATTGACATATAAACAAGATTTGCAGACATTATTTAATAAACTAGATTCATTAGAATCAAGAATTGAATTATTAGAAAGTTAGAAAGGAGGAAAGAGTTATGACAATAATAGAGAAAAAAAGTGAAAGAAAAAAGAAAGCTATTATGCAATTAGTTCAATCAGGAGAATATTCAATTGCGTATGCTATGATGTTAGCAGAGGAATTGAATGATGCAGGAAAATTATTGGACAAGGATTATGAAGAACTAGCAGAATATTTAGAAAGTTTCTTGACAGTAGACGAAAGTACGGAAGAAGTTTCGCAAGAAGAAACAGAAAATCCAGTAGAGGAGAAATAACTAAATGAATATAACAATTTAAGAAGTATAGAAAGGAGGTGTTTAAAATGGCAAATGTTATTATATATGTAATTTCTACAGTTATGACATATATTATGGGAATAATAAGCAAGAAAAAAGGCTTTCATGAAGAATTACCTATACCAATTCAAAATATAATTATTGGAATATGTTGCTTCTTAGGAATTTTTCTTGCAGACAGAATTTTAGGACATGAATTTAATGTTGAAACAGTAACACAGCAAATAGTTGTAGCATTAGGAGGAGCAGGAACCGCTACTTTAGGATATGATGCAGTTAAAACAACAAAATAATGGAGGTGATAAAATGAATGAAGATATAGAATTAACCGAAGAAATGGAAAAAGAATTATCAAATGGAATAGGAGATGATGAGAATGTATAGTAAATTAACAAATTCAGTTCATATTGCTCATAGTGGCAATTACAGAAAAGGTAGAAAATCAAAAGCTGGTGTTCAATATCGCATTTGCAAAATTACCCCGCATCAAATGGCAGGAAAACTAACAGGAACACAATGTGCTGTAAACATATTTGGAAAGGCAGAAAGAAAAGCAAGTGCTAATTATTGTATAGGTTATAATGGAGATATTGTGTGCAATGTAGAAGAAGAAAACAGAGCTTATACTTCATCAAGCGAATGGAATGACTGCCAAGCAATAACGATTGAAGTCTCAAATTCTGCAAATGGAACATCTCATATTACAGATGCTTCATGGAATAGCTTAGTAAATTTATGTGTAGATATTTGTAAAAGATATAATTTCAGATTGAATTATGATGGAACTAAAAATGGAAGTTTGACAAGACACAACATGTATGCAAGTACAGATTGTCCAGGTCAATACTTACAAAGTAGATTGCCTGAGCTTGCAAGAATAGTAAATGCAAGACTAGATGGAGATACTCCTGATAAGTATTCTATAGGACAATACGTTGAAATACATACATCAATCGCAGTAGCACATGACAATGGCGGTGATAAGCTGTTTGTGGAAAATCTAAATCAGGATAAACCAGACAGAAAACAATTTTGGATAAATCGTTCATTGGTGAAGGATAACAAGATTATAGCAAGAGTGTTGGTTGTTTGGATAGAAGGAGACCAGACATTAGTTGAAGTTTTTGGAGATATACCTGAACAGACAACTCAGTTTTGGGTTAAAAATAGTGATGTAGTGAAGGTATTATAAATAATATTATATTTAAAGAGGTAATATAAAATATTATTAAATTACCTCTTTTATTATTTTTGACATTATAAAGATTTAATGATATAATTAAAAAAAAGGAGTAACATATATGGAAATTTCTATGGCAATTGCAATAATAGGTTGTATTATAGGTATATTAAGCTTTTTTTATAATAGAAAAGATAAAGATGAAAAAAGCACAGAAGAAAGTTCATATAAAATGGGGCAAATAGAAACACAGCTAAAATATATTTCACAACAAATTAAAGATTTATCAGATAAATTTGATAAATATGATTATGAAGTGGATGAAAAAATAAAAAAAGCAATAGAAACTCATGAAAAAGAATTTCACAAGGAGAAATAAAAATGAAATTTAATGAGGAGATAAAAAAAATGCAAAAACAAGTTGGAAACATCGAAGAAGAACAACATTCTTTAGCTTATGAACTTTTAATGGAATGTAAGAAAAAAGCTAAAAGAGATTTTTGTATAATAATATTATTAGTAACAATAATATTTGTGTCAAATGCAATGTGGTTATGGCATATAAATCAATTTGATTTTTCAAGTGAAGAAACAACAATTGATAGTGGAAATGGAACTGCAACTTATTTAGAAAATAGTGAAAGTGGGGATATAAATTATGGCAAGGATTAAAGTTAAAAAAGTATCAGCAACACACAAAAATTCTAATGGGAGAAAAAGGAAAGTTGTCAGAAGAAAAAGAAAATAGTATTAAATTTATGCAATTTACCAAAACAGAATATGATTATTTTTGTCGTAATTGTATGTTCAGTGATTTACAAGAAAAGATATTAGCAGATAGAATAAAAGACAAATCTATTATAGAAATAGCACTTAAATATAATATTAGTGATAGTAAAGTTAATAAAGAAATTCGCAAGATTAAGAATAAAATCATTAAAGTAATATAAAATTTTTCCCTCCATTATTTTAAAAGTTATTGAATAAAATCAATAGCTTTTTTTTGTGCAATTTTTATACACTTTTTGTGAACTATTTGTGTATTTTTTAATATAAATTTTCAATTATAATAATATTAGATTAATCGAAAGGAGGGAATAGGAGAAATAGTAAAAAATCAGCTGAAGTTATTAGTAGTAAGCAGGATTTCCTATCTCTCCTTATTTTATTATGTATAACAATCAATATATGGGAAATATGGCAAATAGTCCATATTATAATAATTATATGCAACAACAAATACAACCACAAATGCAACAAATACAAAATCTTCAAAGCTATAGAGCAGTAGCAGGTTTGCAAGGAAAAACAATCGATAATATTGATGTGGTAAAAGCCACAGATATTCCATTAGATGGAAGTATAAGTTATTTTCCATTAGCTGATAATTCTGCAATAGTAACAAAACAGTTACAGCAAGATGGAACAAGTAAAATAATTGTATTTAGACCAACATTAGATGAAAAAGAAGTTGAACAACCTAAATATATAACTGAAAACGATTTAAAAGAGCAAATAAAGGGTTTAAATCTCAAAGACATAAAAGATATCAAAGAAGAATTAAAAACGCTTAAAAGGCAAATTGAAGATATTACTGATGAAATAAAAGATAAAAAGGAGAAGTAATATGAATAATTTAGAATTAATAAAAAATTTTATGACAAAAGGAATGACACCAAAAGGAATTGCTATGCAAATGATGGGAAATAATCCAATATTTACAAATTTAATAAATATGGCAGAAAAAGGCGATAATAAAGGTGTAGAAGATTTTGCTAAAAATATATTGAAAGAAAAAAACTTGAATTATGATGAAGAATTTAAAAAGTTTATGGATGCAATTAAATAAAAGAATACACTATTTAGTGTATTCCCATTTAAAACCACCAGCAGTATGGCAATATTTCTTGTGCCTACAACAGGCAGATATTGCAGAAACAGTTATATATAATTCTCTATATGCATCACTCATGCAATCCCAATTTTTGATAAATTTACCACTTTTATCATATTGAGTAACTTTAATAGAAGAACAATGGTCAATTCCAAATTTGTTTTTGTTAGGAGTAGGTATCAAATGATTTTTAGAAGCATGTTCTAAGTTTTCTTTTAAAGTACACCATTCAAGATTGCCGTACAAAATTATTTTGTTTGTTACAATCAATATGATTAATTTGTGGTTTATTTTCAGGATTAGGTATAAATGCTTGTGCTACCAAACGATGAACTGACCAAGTTTTTCTTTTTGTATTATTGCATAAAGTAACAAACTCGTAGCCTTTTCTACTTTTATTTTTTTTTAAATATTTAGGAATATGTATAAGGATTGTTTTTTTTAATTTGTGGCTATATTTATATGTTGCAATTCGTTTAACATTTCCATAATTGGAAATTTGATATAATCCTTCATACCCTTTAATATCTTTCCATATTTCTTGCATAATATCTCCTTTCTGTTATGTAAGAAAAAAGGAACTTATATAAATGTACCATTGCAAGAGTTTTAATGTTGAGTTAAGCACTCGCAAAGATACACTTATATAAATTCCTTAATCTTAACTCAACATTTATATTATAACACGCGTGAAATGTTTTGTAAAGATGGAATTAAAAAATATTTTTTAAAGGAGGAAAAAAACTATGAATTATGACAATGGTGGATTATCTGCAAGCGATGTAGCATTATTAACAGGAAACAGAAATAACAACGATGGATTTGGCGATGGTTCTGGTTGCTGGTGGATAATTCTTTTATTACTAGCATTAGGTGGCTGGAATAACGGCGGTGGCTTCGGAGGAGGCTTCGGCGGAGGATATGGCAATGAATATGCTTGGTTATCTAATGGACAAAAAGAAATAATGCAAAACACTAACGAAGGATTTAATACATTACAATTAGCTAATCAATTAACAGGAATAGATAACAGTATAGATAGTTTATCTGCACAAGTATGTAGTGGATTTGCTAATACAAATCAAACAATAAATGCAGGATTTGCTAATGCTGAAACATCTGCAAATGCAAGACAAATGGCTAATATGCAACAAGCATTTAATAGTGAAATTACAACATTAAATGGTTTCAACAACTTAAATAATGCTTTACAACAATGTTGTTGCGATAACCGTTTGGCTACTTGTCAAACACAAAATATAGTACAAAATGAAGGTAATGCAACAAGATTTGCTGATGCTAATAATACAAGAGATATTATAACAAATGCAACATCTAATACACAAGCTATTTTGGATAAACTTTGTCAATTAGAATTAGACGGAGTTAAAGCACAAGTTGAAGCTAAAAACGATAGAATTGCAGAATTACAAACACAATTAAATATGGCTAATCTTTCAGCAAGTCAAACAGCACAAAACGCATTTATTGCTCAAGGATTTGCAAACGAAGTTGACCAGTTGTATAACAGATTAAATTCTTGTCCAGTTCCAACAACACCAGTTTATGGAAGAACACCAATATTTACTTGCAACAACAATTGCAACAATGGATGTTCTTGCAACAACAACTTCAACAATTTTTAATTAAATAATAAGCAAAAATCTGATTACAGATAATCTTGAATACAAGAACTTGCGACAATTGATATTTGTTTTATACGAATATTTTGAGGCAGGCAAGTTCTGCCTCTTCTTAATTTTTATGAAAGGAATGATAAAATATGATAAATAGTATAATAAATACAGTAACACCTTTAACATCTAATAATAGTAGTGTTTCTTTTACAACAGACAGTATAAGGACACGTAGTTCAACTTGTTGTGGTTGGTTAAATCATGATGAAGGCTCAGCTAATTATGATATATTAGAAGGTGAATATTATGAAATTGATGTAAATATTACTGCTTCAAGTGCAACAGCTGGAGTAATTGCTTTTCAATTATATAAAAATGGAGAACCAATACCGGGAACTTTAATGGCTGAAACTTTAGCTGCAGCAGATGATTATGCAAATTTAGGAGTTGAGGCTAAAATAAGAGTATGTTGCAGAGGAGACGCTAATATAAGCTTACGAGCTATTCCAGCAGTTCCAACACCAACTGACCCTATAACACCAATAGATACACAAGTTCCTATCATAGTAAATGCTAATTTAAGTATTGCTAGACTAGCATAGGAGGTGTTTTATATGGAAGAAGAAAAAACATCAATGGAAGAATTAAAAGAAATTATAAAAAAAAATTTAGAAAAATTTACTGAAGATGATATTAACGAAGAAAATATTGAAAATCTTTATAAATTAGTTGATATATATAAAGATTTGGAAAATGTAGAATATTGGAAAAAGGAGGAAGAAGAAATGAGATATTATGGAGATAATGAATATTCAAGAGATTTTAGTGGAGAATATGGTAGACAAGGAATGAGAGGTACTGGACCTTATTCAAGATATAGAGGTGGTAGAGGTTCAGGAAGATACAGAAACGATTATGGAAATGAAATGATAGAAGATATGCACGAAAGTTATGATGCATACAGAGAAGGTAGAGAACAATATAATCGTGGAAACTATGGAGCTGAACAAGACACAATGAAAAGCCTTGATTATATGCTAAAATCTGTAAAACAATTCATGAATATGTTAAGCAAAGAAGCAGGTTCTGAAGAAGAAATGCGAATGATTAAAAGAACAGCACAAGAAATTGGGGATATGTAATATGTGGCAATATTATAATGCAAATGAATTTGGGCATGATATAGCAGATTGTAGTATAAGAGCTTTGTCAGTTGCAGAGCATATAACATGGGACGAAGCTTATCAAAAACTATGCAATTATGCAAGAAATAGAGGTTTAATGATAAGTAGTGTAGAAAGTATTGAAAGTTATCTTGATGACAAATATGAAAGAGTCATGACATATCCTTACGAAACAGTTGGCGAATTTGCAGAAGATTGTCCTTATGGCACTTATTTAATTACAATGGCAGGACATATAACTGTTTTAAAAGATGGAATAGTATATGATACTTTTGACTGCACAAATAGAGAAATTTGGAGTGTATGGAAAGTTGAATGATAAATGGGCATTGCTAACTGGTTTGTTACAAATAATGGATTTTGACTTAAATGTCAAACAAATAAGTAATGATGAGATATTTTTTAAATTACAAAAGCAAGATAAAACATTAGAACAACAGACAAAAGAGCTCCAAAAACAAACTAATTATTATTTAGAAAAAATTATTAAACAAAATGATGAGATTTTAAAGAAACTTGACAATTTCAAATAAAATGAATATAATTAAATCATAATTCTTTCATTTTTAAAAAAGCGGAAAGTCTAGTTAATGCTAGATACTTCTGCTTTTTTTATTTCTATAATAGTTTTTTCAATGCCTTTTTGATAAATAATTCGTGAGCCGTCCCAGTTGTCAATGATATTGTAATTATCATCTTGAATAACTTTATATTTAACAAGAATATCAGCAATAGCATTTTCAAGATTTGTTAAATCTCTTTTTCTTTTATCAGGCACAATAAAAGTACATTTTAATCCTATGGGGTAGTCTATATTTAATTTATATCTATTAAGAAAATAACCACAATCATTTTCAAATTGTTTGTATATTTTAGACTGAATAATCATAGGTTTATGAGTTTTTGGGTTAAAAATAATCTGTTGGCTATTTTTTTTACTTCTACAAAGTAATGGAATTTCAATAATCATAGTATCTCCTTTTGATTGATTTTATCATAAATTTTAAAAAATTTCAAAAATATTAAAAAAATATAAAAAAAGTATTGACAAAGTATATATTTTAATATATAATGACTTTGAACTTAAGGAAAGGAGGTATAAAAAAATGAAATTAACTAAAGTACAAAAAGTCACAAGATTTATAGTTTACACATTTATAATGTTGACAATTACTGGAATATTACCAGCATTTATTTTAGGAAACTTATATCAAATATTTGGATTATAGGAGGAAATGATAATGAAAGAATTAATTAAAACAATTCAATACAAAATGAGATTATTAAAAATGAAAATAACACTAATGAAAATGAAAAGGGGGATAAGAAAATGCAGACAGTAGTTAATGTAATGTTCTTTGTAGTATGTATTGTAGCAATTTATTTTTGGATAAGATTTGAGAAAGAACACGAAAGACGAGAAATACTTGAAAGTGAAATATACAACATGAGAGAAAATCCAAAAGAAAAAAGTCAACTAGTTAAAATTGGAGACCTTGTACAAGCATATAAGCGTGGAGCTAATCCATTTTCAATATTAGCAGAAATATCTAATATAATTTTAGATAGCAAAAAAGATGTTAGTACTAAATAAAATAACTAACATCAAACAATAATAAAGGATATTAAATGCGTTCTATGTTTATTATAACACGGAACAAATAAAAATGTCAAGGAGGTAAAAATGAAAGAAATTAAAATAAAAGAAAATAGTGGACGTTATGATTTAAAAGGAAATTTAGAGTTTTTAGATGAAAATGATAATGTTATTAAAATAAATTCAATTGATGCATTAGAAATTGCTTATACATTATTTGATAGTTACAATATGCCATATACAATATTGGATGAATTAAATGAAAGGATTGATTAATGTGGAAATAAAAGAAATGTCAAACAATGAACTTTTTAGAAGATATGCAGAATTAAGAATAGAAATAGATAATAATTATAGTACAAAAAAGCAAATGGAAAAAGAAATACAAGATAGGTTTAGAGATGGGAGGTTGGCAGATTAATGGATTATTTAGATTTATTAGATATGGAGGTAATATATGGAGAGTATGTTTAGAGATTTAAAAGCTGATGAAATAGATGTAAGAATAGCACAAGTAAAAGCAACAGGAGTTAGTTTATTATTATATAAAGACGCAAGGGTTGATATGAATATTTTAGATGAAACTGTAGGAGCAATGAATTGGAAAAAACATTATTTAAGAGATAATGCAAACTGTGTTGTTTCAATATATGATAAAGACAAAAAAGAATGGATAGACAAAGAAGACACAGGAACAGAAAGTTTTTCTGAAAAAGAGAAGCGGTTTGGCAAGTGATAGTTTTAAAAGAGCTTGTTTCAATTGGCGGAATCCGGAAGGGAGCTCTATACGAGTCCTTTTATATGGGTTACAGAAGCAAATATAGAACAAACTAGTCGAAAGGATAACTATGGAAATCCAATATATACTTGCAGAGATAAATTTGTAGTAGAAGCTATACAAATTGAAAATAAAGAGATAACAGGGTTGGCAATTAAGAATTTAAGTTTAAAAAGTGATAAAAAAAGAGTATTTGTTTATAAAAAATAGGAGGAATAAAATGGATATATTAGGAAAAACAAAAATTTATAGAAAAGATTTTGATGGGAAACCAGTTTATAGCACATCAATTGGAAGAAAAAATCAAGATGGGAATTATGAGAACATGTATGTTCAAGTACAATTACCAAAAAATGTTGAATTACAAAATAAAACAGACATAAATATAACAAAAGGATTTATTAGTTGGTATCCTACAAAAGAAGGTTTGCCAAAAATAAAATTTATTGTAATGGAATTTGAAGATGAAAAATACATAGCAGAAGAAAGAGAATCAATACAAAATGAAAATAGTTATAATTTTTCAGATAATGAATTGCCGTTTTAGGAGGTAAAATGAAAGTAAAAAGTGATTTTGAAAAAATAGTTCCTGAAGATTTTGAACAATACAAAGAAATAGCAAAAAGATTTCAAAAAGTAGATATGACAAATGCAGTAGAATTAAATGAATTAGCAATAGAGAGTTGGATATTAGCGAGTAGATGGAGTGAAATTCAAAGTATGGCAAGTAAAATAGGACAAGAATATAGAATAAATAAAACTGATTTTAGCAATTGGGCTTATCAGAAATATAGACAATTACAAGAACTTCATATAACCTGCAGGAGTTGGTACAGATTAGCAGTAGAAGAAGAAAAACAAACAAAAATGATAGAAGGAATTTAGATGAATAGATATAGTATATTAAATAATTTAGACAAATGGATTTAAAACTAAAACAGTTATATCAAAAAGAATATGAAAAAACACATACAAGACAAGATTTTATAACATTAATAGGTAAAAGTTTTTTATAGAAAGGAGAAAAAAATGAATAAAAAAACAGAAGTAATAATTTTTAAATTAACAAAAGAAGAAAAAGAGTTATTACAAAAATTGGCACGAAACAAACATTTAAGTGTATCAAGTTATATTAGATATAAATGTTTTAATATCGTTGAGAGCAATGAGGATTAATTTTAAGACAGTTTTATAAAGACATAATAAAATTAGTCGATTAAAGTAAAAAATAGCTTAAAATTTGAAATAAAAAGAATTTGATAATTTTTAAAAAACTATTGACTTTATTTTAATTATATTATATATTAACAACATAAACAATTCGAACACAACATAAATAAGTTATAAACATGTCGATTATGGCATTTTTATATATAAAGCAGATACACTTTTTCGAATTGTAGTGTATCTGCTTATTTTTTATAACAGGAGAAAAAATATGGCTAAAAAATATTATTGGTTAAAATTAAAAAGTGATTTTTTTGACGATGATACAATTAAATTTATAGAAGAACAAGAAAATGGAATTAAATATAGCAATTTTTATTTAAAATTATGTTTAAAATCGTTAAAAACAGATGGAAAGTTAATAAGATTAGTAGGGGAAACATTAATACCATATGATATTAATTCTTTGGCAAAACTTACTGGAGTAGATTTTGACACAACAAGAAGTGCAATGCAATTATTTGAAAAAATAGGATTAATAAAAATTTTGGAAAGTGGAGAAATATATTTATCTCAAATAGATGAATTAATAGGAAGTGAAACTGACAAAGCTCAACTTATGAGAAGATTAAGGGCACAAAAAAAGATAGATGGTAACAATGTTACCCAAATGTTACCCTATATAGAGAAAGAGAAAGATATAGAGAAAGAAAAAGAGAAAGATGCAAAAAATATTTCTGAAATTGTAAAATGCTATGAAGAAAATATAGGCATGCTTCAACCAGCAACAGCAGAAATCATCTTTAGTTATCTAGATGATTTAACAGCAGAAATGATAATTGAAGCAATAAAAGTAGCAGTAAGGAGAGGCACTACAACAGCATATTACATAGAAGGTATACTAAAAGATTGGGTAAGAAAAAATTATAAAACATTAGCAGATATTCAAAAAGAAAGAAATAAAAAATGTAAAAAAGAAGAAGAAAAATTAGAAATAGAAAAAGTTACAAATGATTGGGATGATTTATATGATAATTAGGAGGTAAAAATGAAAGATATAGACGAATTGAGAGATGAATTAATAAAAATAGAAAAATCTATAAATAATTTATCAGATAATTATAACATTAAAGTAGAATTAGAAGAAACAGAAATAATAGATAAAAAAAATGAAATAAAAAAATATAAATATAAAGTATTGGCAGTAATACCAGAAAGAATTATTATGATAAGGAGGTAAAAATGAAAGGACACAAACAAAGATTATTAGATTATTTAAAAAGAGTTGGAAGTATAACAACATTAGAGGCAATTCAAGAATTAGGAAATACAAGATTAAGTGAATATATTAGACAATTAAGAGCTGACGGATATGTAATAAAAAATGAACATCAAAAAGGCAAAAACAGATATGGGGAAAAAGTAAATTTTGATAGATTTGTTTTAGTAAAAATGATTGAAGATAATATGGAACATATTCCAAGAATTGATTGATGAAATTTATTTTGAATAGGAGAATATTATGGAAGAAGACGAAAAAGACGATTTTACAGATTATTTAATTATAAGGGAGGATAGTATTTGTGAGTAAAGCAGATAAATTGTTAAAAGAAAATGGTTTTAATCTTTGCAGTATTGAAGAATTGAAATATAAAAAGAAAGTAAGACAATGGCGAGAAGAAGGCAATATTGAGCTTTGTTTTAATGAAGGAAAAACAATAGATATAGTTTTTATTGGAGAAATTTCAGGCAATTTACCAGCATTTATAGATATGCAAGAACTAAAAGCAATAAATCAAAAATGTAAGGAGTTGAATTGGTTAGATGAGTGAAGCGTTACTAGATATATCAAAAGCATTAAAATGTTCTGTTTGTGGTAAATATATAATTAGTTATGAAGAATTACATAATTATAATACTTGTTCTAGAAAATGTTATAACCAAAAATATAATCATGATTATTATTTAAGAGTTACAAAAAATAAAAGGAGAAATAAAAGATGAGTAATTTAAGTGAAGAAGAAGTTATAGAAAAAATAAAACATTTAATAAAAAGTTCTAACGATAGAACGGACTTATTAAGTTATCTTGATAAAAAAACTAAAGAATCTTTGCAAGGCTTATTAGATTTATATCAACAAGAAAAAGAAAAGAATAAAGAATTGGAATTGGATTTAGAAGAAATGACTAAATCCAATGAGCATAAAAAAGAACATTGGGTACATAAAGCTGTTTTAAACAGTTATATTAACAAAGATAAAATAAAAATATTTATAGAAGAAAATACAAAACATATAAGTTTTGGAGAACAAGACACATATTTACAAGGACAACGAGATGAAAATGATGAAATAATGGATAAATTATTAGAATTATTGGAGGAAGAATAGATGGAATATTTAGAAATTTTAATATTTATATTATTTTCAATAGTATGTTTAGTATTTACGTATTTATTGTCAGATGAGCATCTTGATAAAGCCGAAGAGAGAATGATTAAAAACATAATAAAGGAGAGATTAGATAAATAATGGAATTAGAAGAAACGATTAATAATTTGCAAGAATATATTGATTTAGATAGAAAAATGAGAACATCACCAATTGAAGAATGGAGTGATTTTGATAAGTTTTGTGAACTACATTGTAGACATATAGAAAAAGCATTACATTACATCAAAGAAGAAAGCATACCAAGAGCTGTATTAAAAGAAAAAAAGAATGAATTGGATAATGAAATTAAAGAGTATAATGAATGGCGAAAACGAGGACAAGAAACAGATGTTGAGTATTATACGAATATAGGAAATGAAGTTGCTAGAGATATTTTACAAGAAATATTAACCAAAGGAGAAAAGTAATGAAACAAATTAAATGTCCAATATTAAAAATATACATATTACTTTTAGTAATTAGTGGAGTTTTAATATTTGAAATGGCAAATATTATGTTTGGACAATTTGCTAAAATTCAATTTTTAAAGCAAAGTAATGTTGAACAACAACAAGAAAAAGAATATTATATAACACGCACGCAGGAGCTAGAGAACATTATAAAAGATAGCGGAATAGTGGTTGATGATTGCGAGTGTGAGTAGGAGGATTAAATTATGTTAAAAATAAAAGAATTATTACAAGTATTGATAGAAACACAAAAACAAATAAATGAAAGCATTAAAGAATTAAACAAAAGCACAAAACAAACATATACAAGAATAAATTCAACAGAATTAAGAATAGATAAACTAACAACTTGTTTAGAAACAAAAGTATATACAAAAGAAGAAACAATAGAGGCAATAAATAAGGAAATGGATTATAAAGAAAGATTAAAAAAAGTACAAAAACAATGTCCTGAACTATTAGAACTAATAGAAATTATTTCTACAAGTTATGATAAAATGGATAAATATGCAATTTTAGATACAACTGAAATGTTTTCTAAAGAGTATAAAGTAGAAAAAGTATAGGAGGGACAATAAATGGAAAGATATATATTAGCAAATTTACAAAGAATGTTTGGATATAAGAAAAAACAAAACACTTTCTGTTATTGTCCAAAATGCAATAATGAATTAATTAGTAGTAATAGTTTTATAAAAGATACTGATTTTGTATATTACAAATGTAATAAATGTGGACAAGAAAGTAAATGGGATTTTGATTTCCCAGTACCAATTTTAGTAGAAAAAGTATAGGAGGAAAAGATAATGACAGAAAAGGAAAAAGAAAAATGGGAATATATCGTAGAAATAATAGAAACGATATGCACTACTATATTTGCAATAGTAGCATTAATTGTATTTTTTGTATTGTAGGAAAGGGGGAAGTAATATGAGTAGAAATTTACTTTACAACAAAGATTATAAATGTATAGGGCAAGAAATAGAAAGTATGGATATATGCAAGTGGTTAATTAACGATATATGCTGTAATGATAAATCTGATGCTTTGGAAGATTATCCATACCCAAGGTCAATATGTGAAAATAAATATGGTTGTGGTTGTTTTGAAAAAGAAGATGGAATTGTAGAGGAGGAAAAGCAATGACAGATGAAGATATAAAAGCAATTAGAATGCTAGAATTTATAGTAAATCATAATTCGTTACTAGGATATAAGCCAGAAAATAGACAAGCACTTGCTGAATATATTATTAATCTAATAGAAAAACAACAAAATGAAATAGAAGTATTAAAAGACCAAAAAGAATATGTAATAAATGAATATGGTGAAACAATAGAAAAACAATCTAAAATGATAGATTTAATGGCAGAACAATTGACAAGCCCTATAAATGGAAAAGAATGGGTTATAAAGTATTATGAAAAGGAAGTAGGTGAGTAGAATGGAAGAAGAAGAAAAAATAAAAGCATATATAATAAAAGAGATTGTTGATGAAAATGTAATGTCAAAAGAAAATTTGAAGGGAATAAATGATTTTTTAGATAGATTAACATTAGATACATTAGAGAGTATAGTAAAAGAAGTAGTAACAAATTACGTATAATACCAGAACAAAACTAAAAAACCTTCCAGTATTAGATAAATACAGGAAGAAAGTTCGGAAAAGGAGAGGGAATGAGAGAGATTAAATTTAGAGGAAAACATAAAAATCCATATGGAGATAAATGGGTATATGGTTATTATGCAATGAAAGATGGAGGACATGTAATTGTAATGCCACATGCCGATGCTTATATAGGTTCATTAAATGAAAAAAAACCAATACCAGCAATATCTGTAGAACATATAATAGATGTAAATACTTTAGGACAATACACAGGCTTGCACGACAAGAATGGAAAAGAAATATATGAGGGAGATATAGTGAGAGATATGGAAGTATACTTAACTCATCAATCATATGTAAAACAAAAAATAGAGAGTGTACAAGAAGCGGAGAAATACAGATATTTTGGAAATGTAGCAGTAGTAGAATTTTGTACACAAGAAATTGCAAGTTGTGGATGTTGTTATCAAGAATTTGTAGGAACAGGTTTTAAAGCAAAAAGAGTAGATTTAACATGTTGTGAAGTAATAGGAAATATTTGGGAGGATAGTGATTTATTAAATGACAGTAAAAATACAGAAACCAATTAAATTTAATAATACTTGCAATTGTATAGTAGATTATAAAGAATTAGAAGATGCAATCTTGTGGTATATTGAAAACCCAGTACAAAGTACAAAAAAAATTTATATACATGGAGATTATCCAGCAATAACAATAAACAGGGATAAGATACATATACACAGATTGCTGATGAATTATTGGTTAGATACAAAATTGCCATCTAATTTTTATGTTCATCATATAAATGAAAATAAATTAGATGCTAGAAAAGAAAATTTAGCAGTTATATTTATGACTACACATCAAAGTAAGCACAATAAAGGAAAAGTTGTATCAGAGAAACAACGAGAAGCAATTAAAATAAGTAATCATAGAAGATTAGGGATAAAGAAAGGGATTGTCAAAAAAAATATATCATATCAAAAAATATGGAATTTATACCAAAAAGGATATTCTATAAATAAAATATCAAAAGAATTAAAGTATGATTGGGCACAAGTTAGGTTGAGATTAAATGAAATATATGACAATCCAGAATTATTAGAGAAAGGAAAAGAGTAAATGAATGATAAAAAAGAATTAATATTAATAGGAAAGTTAGAAAAAGATGATGAAGGAAATATAGGCATAAGAAGAAAAGATAGTTGGATAAACGGACTTGCTAAAGAAATAGGAGATTTTATAGAAAATATTAGTAATAAATTATCACATGTATATGACAAAGAAGTAGATGAATATGGATTAGGTTACAGAATTTGCACTAGTGAAGATAATATTCAATTAAGATATTATATAAGCGATAACGAAATTACTTCTAAAGAGGAAATAGAAGAAAAGTATTTAGAAAAAATATTAGGGAATATAGATATAGCTTTAGAAAATGTAGGTTATTCTGAATATACAATAACAGGATACGATTTAGTAAATTTTAGATTAGGCGGACATGATTTAGAAAAGATATTCAAAAATTATTTGGGTAAATATGCTTGTATTATTGTAAATAAGGAGGAAAAATAAATGGGAACGAATTATTATGCAGTAAAAAAGAAACCAACAATAGCAGAACCAATTCATATTGGTAAAAGTAGCTGGGGCTGGTTGTTTTTATTTCAATCACAAAATGATACATGGAGAAAAGAACCTGTTATTTGGAATACATATAATCAAGTAAAAGAATGGCTTGATAAATATACGAATGGAAAAGACAAGCCTTATGTTATTTTAGATGAATATGATAGAGAAATCTCATATGAAGATTTTATAAAATTAGTTGAAGATAAGCAGAAAGATGAACATTGTTTATCTAATCCAGATAATTTTACATATAACGGAAATGTTGATGGATATAGATTTACAAATGGAGATTTTAGTTAGAAAGTGAGGAAAAATAAATGGGAAAAGTAATTAAAATGATAGATTTGTTGAATATGATAGCAAAGGGAGAAAGACCCCCTGAAAAAATTATAATAGCTGGTCATAGATATAAATACAATAAAGAAACAAAAGATTATGATAGTGATATTGGTATGGCTAATGAAAATTTATTTCTTAATATGGGTATTTTTAAAGAGTTAAATATAGAAATTATAATTCTAGACGAAGAAGATGAAATTGATATACAGGGGATAGAAGAATTGCCCGATTATAATTTTAGCGTTGAAGGAAATAAAGATAAAATAAATGAACTAATTAAAGTAATAAAGCAATTAGATAATAAATTAAAGGAGAACTAAAATGTATTTAATGTTAATTATAATAATAGGAATAGAAATAAAACTTTTAATACATGAAATAAAAGAATTTATACGAGTATTAAAAGGTGATATATTAAATTAAAGGAGAACTAAATGCCTTTTATAATAGAAATTATATTATTTATAATAATATTTAATTTAAAAGATACAGAAGAAGAACGCCTTAAGAAGGAGAAGAAAGAGTGGAAGAAAATTATGGGGAGAGATTATGAATAATGAAACCAATAAATATAAATAGATTAGAAAAAATATGTGGTAATAATTTAACTGTATTTCAAAAACAAGCAATTTATGAATGGGCAAAACAATTTGAAGATACATTAACTAGTGAATTAAAATATGAATATTTAAATGAATATGAAAATGATTTAAAAACTGCAATTGATTATTTTATTATTTCAATTGCATTTGTCCTACATTTTGGAGAAAAAACAAGATTTGGTTCAAAAAGATTAAATGAAGTTTTAAAAGATATAGAAGAAACTGTCGATATGTTTAGAAAAAAAGAATATTCGCCACAAGATTATATAAAAATATTAAAGGATGATGGTATTGATTTAAAAATGAATTAAGTAGGAGGTAGTCAATATGCAAGAATTAATTGATGAACTCGTAAATATACAAAGGACAATAGAAGATACTGATTTTATGAGTTGTAATAAATATTTAAGAATAAAAAATCAGAAAAGTATTAATGAATTTTACAATAAATTAGATAAAATAATAAAAAAATTAAAAAAGAAACAATTTGATAAAGAACTTGAAATATATTTTGATGATTTGCAAAAAAAACAATAATATGATAAAATTAACTAAAAGAAATAAGCATAA